CGTTACTACGGGCCTTGACGATGGGCTTTTGCAGCAAGCTATTTTGCAACTCGCTACAACGTATTACGACAACCGTGCTGAGTTTGTAGAGGGCGCAATTAGCGAAATACCTACGGGCGTTAAAAGCGTACTATCCAGCTATAAATCAATGTTCGTATAATGCACGCAGGGGAACTAAATAAACGCGTTACGATTTACCGCATTACGGGAACTGATGATGGTTATGGCGGTACGACTAAAACCAAAAGCACGTTAAAGACAATATGGGCAAAGCTTACTTACAAAGGTGGCGACGTAGATACGCAAGCTGGGCAAAGAATGAAGACGACAAACGTAGATTTAATTGTAAGGGAATTAGCCGTTACCGATGTATTGTTTACCGATACTCTAAGCATTGGCGAAGACTCAACTGAATACAACATTAACACCATATTAGAAACCGAGTTAGACCAATACGTAACCATTAAAGCAACTAAGGCAGAATAATGGCACGAGTAAAAGGCTTTACGTTGGTTGATATGAAGGTGAACCAAAGCGACTTTAGAAGGCTTGAAAAGAAGCTAAAGCAGCTTAATAGGTACAGCGAGAAAGGCGTAGATGATGCCATAAAGGGTACAGCTGCAAAGTCCGCTGAAATAGCAGCCAGCACCGTTGTAGTGGATATGGGGGCGTTAAAGCAAAGTATTAGTTACAGCCGTAAGGGTAAAAACGAATACGATGTATTTGCAAGTGCTAAATATGCGCCCTATGTAGAGTTCGGTACGGGGGAGTTGGTGGACGTTAGCGATGCCGTTGAATTAGGAATACCAGCCAGCGCAATACGCTCTGAATTTCAAGGCGATGGCTTTACAGGCAAAAAGCCCGTGTTTATAAAAAAGCGAGGCAGCACAGCAGGTGAGTGGCGCATGGTTCAATTTCCAATTAGCTTACAACCGCGACCTTTCTTTTTTAGTTCAGTACGCATAGCCTATAAAATGCTTTTAGATAAACTTGAAAGGGATATAAAAAAATTGATATGAACGATGCAATGCCTTATTTGCGTAAAGCGATACTAACCCGACTTTCGGGTGCTGTTACGTATAATAGCACAACAATAAACGCCTACAACACCGTGCCACGTGGCGCAGCCTTTCCATACATTCGTGTTTACTCTGTAAGCAGTACAGAAATAGACCAAAATGCCAGCAGCTTCAACGCAGAGGTTATTACGCGCATTGAGGTTGTAGATAGGTTTGATAGCGATACGGGTGGCGAACTTAGCGTAAACTCAATAATTTCAGATTGCTTAAATTTGTTGCGAACAAGAACAGCTGGATATTTTGATTTATCAAGCGACGGCTTTAAAGTTTACACGGTAGAAAACAGGGGAATAACGTATTTAACCGATAACCTTAAAGACCATACTTACAAGCGAGCGATTATGGAACTTGCAGTAAGAGTTACCGAATAAAAAAATGGATTTACAAGATTTGAAAATTTACGCCCTTAACTTATTCAGCTTAGCTGTTTCGTTTACCAATATAGAACTCGTACTACGCATTATTCTTATTGCTATTTCAATAGGCTACACCATAGCCAAATGGTATAAAATAAGCAAAAATGACGACGCCAAAGATTAACGATGACAGCGCACTATCAATCAATATTAAATGGTTGGTGCAGATTGTTATACTGGTTGGCACAGCGGTGTATTTATATCTTGGGTTGGACAATAGGGTTACGGCAAATGAGGACGAACTCAAAAGCCTGCGCTACAACCAAAACACCTATATTTTTCCCGACATTAGAATTTTAGAAGCTGAAGTGATTGACTTCAAATTAGAGCGCGAGCGCGTTCGTAAGGATATACAACGCCTAAGAGAATTAATACATGAGTAATTATTTTAACTACGATGAGTTTGACAGCCCTATGCAAGAGGGCAGCGGTCAGTTAATGGACAAGGGCTTTTTGTATATGCTAAACAACGCACGGCACATAGCAAACATTCCTTTTCATATTACAAGTGGCTTTCGTATTGAGGCGGATATAGAACGCCTTGAAAAAGCAGGCTACAAAGTAAGCCGTAACAGTTCACACCTAAAAGGCGTAGCTGCTGATATAGCGTGCAAAAGCAGCCGAGAAAGGTACATTATAATTGATGCGCTTTTAAAAGCAGGGTTCAATCGCATAGGCATAGCCAACACGTTTATTCATGTAGATAACGACCCTGACAAACCCGAAAACGTAATTTGGACGTATTGATATGTTAAAAGCATTATTTAGTTTACTATTAGGCAATAAAAACGAAAGCGAAGGGATTGGCGGGTTGTCTAAAGACCTGCGCGAAGCAATAAAGGGTAAAGAATTAGACCCCGAAAAACTAATTGAACTGCAAACCAAAATAAACGAAATGGAAGCGCAGCACCGAACGGTTTTTGTTGCTGGTTGGCGTCCATTCATAGGCTGGATATGCGGTATTGCTTTAGCGTATAATTTTATTATTCGCGATATTTTAATTTTCTTCATAGGCAACGAGCGTGTGCCTGAAGCCTTACAAATGGAACACCTTATGACCGTTTTAATGGGTATGTTGGGCTTGGGTGCTTTTAGAACTTTTGAAAAGGTAAAAAAGGTCAGCAAATAAACCTTACCGCGCTTTTATTAAATTTGTAATAAATTCAATTTAATGGGCGTAGATTTATTTGACAAAACGGTTGTTTCCACCTATGATGCAATAATTAAGGTTGGCGACAACGATACCATAACTTCTTCAGCAAAAAGACTTTCCGACGGTAGAGGTAACGATACAGCCATTTGGCTTTCTACAACCAACATGGGTGTTAATGCTGCGCCAACAGCAGGCTATACTTTAACGGTCAATGGTAACATATTAGGCACTAAAATAGATGCCACTACGTTTCAAATTTTAGGCGGTACAGGTACTCAGGGTACGCTTTATTGGGATTCTGACGAAAATACCGTAGACCTAATACAAAACGGTACTACGCTCGAAATAGGTCAGCAAGTAGAAGTCAATGTAAAAAACCAAACAGCAAGCACTATACCAAAAGGCACGCCAGTTTACGTTACGGGTACGCTGGGTGCAAGTGGGCGTTTAACCGTTGCGCCTTTTATTGCCGATGGTAGTATTGATGGTAAATTCTTTTTAGGGGTTACAGCTGAAGATATTATCAATGGTGAAGACGGTAAGTTGCTAACCTTTGGTAAAATACGAGGTCTTGATACTTCAGCTTATAGCGAAGGGCAAACGCTTTTTATTTCCGATACCGTTGCTGGTGAATTTCAAACTACTGCGCCAACAAGCCCAAGTTTGGTTTTTGAAATAGCTATTGTAATTAATAGCAGCGTAAATAACGGTACAATTTTCGTTCGTACTGGAGGTACTGCTTCAGCAGGCTCAACACTTCAAGAAGTAACCGATAACGGCAACACTACAACCAATAGTATAGGTATTGGCACTACGCCAGCTTCAGGGGTTGAGTTGCACGTTAAAGATTCAGTTGGAAATGCAGAAATAAGAATAGAGCAAAGCGATGTTGATACCGCCTATGGTATTTTACGTTTTGCTGGCGATGACCCTTCAGGTAGTAAATACATTATTGCTTATAATTCAAATGATGCATTTCAGCCTAATGAAATAAGTCTTAAAAATGCGCTTGGCGATATTACTTTTCACAACGGAACGGCAGGTGCTGTTGAGCGCGTTCGTATTGCTGCTTCAACTGGTAATTTAGGTATTGGAGTAACGCCTAACGCAGCTTCCAAGCTACACGTTAAAGATGATGATGGTGCGGAAATTAGGTTAGAAGATAATACAAGCACTACGTTTGAGGTCCTACGCTTTATAGGTGATGCTGGAACATACGATAAAGGACTTATAGGCTACAATTCAGGAAACGGTTTTAGTGCTAATAACTTGCATTTATTTAACACCGCTGGAGATATTGTATTTAGAGCTGATACAGGTGGAGGTACAGGGGCTGAACGTATGCGCATTGACTCAAATGGAAATGTAGGAATAGGTATTGTTCCTTCCAATTGGAGTTTAAGTGGATTATCTGCACTTCAAGTAGATAATGGAGGTTTTTATGGATATTCTGTAAATGAGTCAGGTGTTACTGCTAATGCATATTATAATTCAGGGTGGAAGTATATAGATTCTGCACGAGCCTCAAGATATACTCAATCAATAGGAAGGCATATATTTTATACTTCATTATTAGGAACTGCTGGAAATGCTCTTAATGAATTAGAAGCTATGCGGATTGATTCTACTGGTTATGTAGGAATTAATACA